CCTCCCAGCTCGCCGCCTGCTCCCAGCTCTCGATGTTCGTGCCCTTGAACTGCTTCGTCTCCCATTTGCCATTGGACGATTCGAATGTGACGCACCGTCCCTTCGCTCGCTGCTTCGCCGCCACGGCCTTGATGGCCGTCTCCAAGGTATAGAAGCCGCTCTCCAATGGTATCTCTGTTGTCACGTTGTAGGTATTGCCGCCGCCATGGCCGCCCGTCTCTACCAAGGTATCCTCCTCCGAGCTCCACACATAGGGCACGTCCTCCAGCAGATACACCTTGTCCTTCAGTATCTCCGTTCGGTCGGCGTTCATGAACAAGTCGGCGCCGCCCCAGTTGTTGACATAGTTTGCTCCGTTTTTTCCGACGAAAGATTTGCGCGACATGTCGAAGTACACGCCGTCAACCGTCACCACGGACATCTGCGCCAGCGTCACGTTATCCACGAAACCATCAAACCGTGCCGTGACGCCATTCTTTGCATGGGTGGCCAGTTCGTGATAGCCTGCCTCCACCGCCTCGGCACGCTCCGCCGCAGCATCCGCCGCCTCGGCGGACTTTTCTGCCTTGCCCGCAGCTTCCGTGGCGAGTTCTGCGGCTGACTGGGCAGAGGATGTGGCCGCCTCGGCCTTCGCGGCTGCATCCGTAGCCTTCTGTGCGGCTGCATCCGTCTTCGCCTTTGCCTCCTGGGTGGCCGCCTCGGCTCTTCCCACGGCGTCTTTCACTGCACTGTCGGCCTTGGCGATGGCATCCTGCATGGACACCTCCGCCTTATTCATGGCATCCTTCACCGCAGTCTCGGCAGCCGCAGCGGCATCTTGCGCGGGCTTCGAAAGCAGGCTTACCGGTGCGGACACTAGCTCCTTGCCGCGAAGCGCAGGAAGGCTTTGTAGGCCGTCAAGGGTATCCACGGGCTGCAACTCGCCCACATCCTGAGATTCAGCCTGGAGCTCCTGGAGCACCGCGGCCTTCAATTCGTTTTTCTCCTCGTTTGTCATGTCATTTGTTTTTCGTTATTACTCCTCCAGCGCCTTGGCATACACTCCAGCCCCGTCGGCGGTCGCCGCCAGTTCGAAGTCGGACGTGTTCAGAACCAGCCAGGAACAGACCTTCGCCTGCTGAAGCCGGAAAGCTTTCAGACGAGCACGGCAAAAATGCCCGCCCAGATGTACGCTCATGATGCGGCGCCCACGATAATAAAGGTGCGAATAAGCATCTTCATTACCAGGCAGCACCACATTAGTGGCCTCTTCGCTCACGTTGATGATGTCACACTCCACCCCGTCCACTTCCTCGTACACTGGTAACACAAGGCCACCGCGCGCACGCTCCGGGTCGGACACCATAATGTTCATCCCAGTGTTTACTGACGGCCACTGCGTCTGCGCAGCACCCATGTTCACATACGGAGCGCCAATGGCCCCTTTGAATTTACCGCTAGTGGCAAATACTTCACCCTTGATCTTGCAATCATTGGCCTCCATATTGCCTTTTTTGTCGATTTTGAAGTTTTTGTTAATGGTCGTATAACCCTCCAGTTGTATGTTGTCCGACACTAGCATGATTCGCGTCTTGCCATCTGGGCAAGACACCTCTGTTCCAATCAGGGCAAACTTTCCGTCACTGCCCTGCGAATAGATTCCTACACCCGTGGGCTTCACCATAATGCCGCTACCCGCCAGAACATTGCCGTCCTTGTCGAAGTTCTGCGCGGCGATGTTGATCAGCTTCTCGCTCTGCTCGAAAAGCGTGCGATACTTGTAGGCTAGACTATCCACCTTGTCTGTGCTCAGAACGAGCATATACAGATAGATCTCGCCAGTGAACGACAACTTGAAGTCACCCGTCCCGTTCCAGAGTCCCTCGCAGGTGAATTGCTGGTAGCCGTCCGTCACATCGAGATTCTGCTCTACGTTGAAAGAATCGTATTCGGCAAACCCAGCCTTGTCCACCCCGTCAAACCCAACAGAAAGTATCCCCGCCTCGGCTACGCGATAGAAAAATCCTAGATAGACGGGCTGGGGGTCCTTCTGGCCGTCACCACCCGTTGGCATATCGGGCTTCTTGGCGAAGCACTTGTTCTTCTGGCAGATATACTTGTTCTTGATATGAACCACGGTTCTCCCCATATCCGTCGTCACGCGCACCCCGTCTCCGCGCTTTGACAACAAGCCTCCGTTAGCCCAGACCCACCTCTTGCCTACTAGGAAAAACACCGCCTCGTTTTGCGTCCACCAGTTATCCAAGCCATCGTTGAAAGAAGGATTACTCAGATATCCCTGGTCTGGCATGAGGTCCCGGCGTACCCCCTCCACCGCACTCTCTATCTTCCCCTCCGTTGCTTCGAAGCGTGTCTTCACGTCCTCGCCCGTCTCCAGCAGGAACGTGCCTTTCAAGAAAGCGTTGTCGCAGTACAGTCCGTTGCCACGAGGCTGCTTCGCCGAGGGAAACCAGCTGTCTATGATTCCATCCAGATTGCCAAGACGCGCGCGCAGAGCTCCGGAGAAGTTTTTGGCCTTCACGCCACCCAACACGTCAATGCGGGGCATACCGTCCTCAGTGGCTGCGATGAGTACCAGGTTCTGACGCTTCTGGTTCACCGTATTGCCCATCAGTACGCACTCGTCACCTACCTCTGGAACAGACGAGGCGAATTCGCTCTTCGCAACGATCACGGTATCTCCCGTGACGCTGCCCACCTCCACCCAGTAGCTTTTCAAACAGCCACCCGTGAAGGTCTGGCAGCGCATCAAGTCGTGGGCTGCGAAGGTGTTCTCCTGCTCAAAGCTGATGACATAATCCTCGCCTAGCTCTTCCACCGCCTTGATTTTTCCATTGGCGGCGCTCACGCATATTTGGCCTCCAACACTGCGTACCTTGTTGATCAGGAGTTCAAAGACGGACATCGTCTGCCGAACTGTCAGTCTGTCCAATGTCAGGCACGAGAGCCCTCCGTCATTCCACAGCTTATGTCCGAACCCCTCAAAGCCGTCCGCGAAATCCGGGCTGGCCATGAATCCGCGCAGGATCAAAGACTCAAAAGTGACACCGTCCCCCGTGCGCACGGGCTGGTCCATATAGTTGCCGAACTCATGGCGTGCCCACTGCACCGCGTTGTCCGCCTCCTTCGCATGGTCTGCCTCGATGGCGTGGGCGGCCTCGTCGGAAGAAACGGCATGGTCGCTTTCCTTCGCATGCCTTGCCTCCATGGCCAGGTCAGCCACGTCTGCCCTCGCAGCGTGGGCGGCCTCTTTCACGCCCGAACCCCAGGAACCACTGGAAGTAGCCTGTCCGTCCCGTGGCTTCTTGATAATCTTCACGTCTATCATTGCTCAATCTCCTTTAGTGTCATTTCTGCAGATCCATCCTCCAGGTTACGACTCATGGCTTGCACGAAGAAGGTCTTGCTCATCGCAGGATGGCGGTAGTGTGTGAACAGGCTCACGACACCACCGTCCGTATCCGTCAGGCGCTGCGTCATCACCACCCTCGGTGCGTGCCACTCCTTATAGTATTCATCCACATATAGCTGCTCGGGCTTCGCGCTCTCACCCCTCGCATGGTCATACACAGTCGATAGTCCCTCGCCCGTCACCGTGTTCAACGGCGTGCTCATCTTCACGCTGTCTGTCACGCCAAGCCGTCGGCACTCCGCTGCCGTCAGCGACGAGTTCAGCCGCATCTCCACCTCTTTCACGTTCACGAAACTCTCCTTCGTGTCGCTCATGTAGATAAGGTCGTTGTCGCCGCCGTTGTTCACCATTCCGTTGTCGCTGTATATCTTCACCTCGAATGCCTCCACCATGATACTGCTAACATGTGCCAGCAACGGTATTGCCGTGCTGGTCCATTTCGTATGACGGAACCACGTCCGGTGCCGTCGTGTCACCACATCCCACAACGTATTGACCGGGCCTAGTATCATGAAGCGCACCTGTCCGCTCACGCCGTCCGCCTTCCTCACAGGGATGGCTATGCCTTCTGCGTCGATGCCGAGTCTATAACTCACATTGTTTTGCAAGTCAAACCTAGAACCTACTATTTTGTCGCCGATCTTCGGATCAAAGCCAATCGTGAAGCATTGCTGGTAGTACTCGTCCTCGTCCGCACACTGCTCCAGCGTCTTGTATTTGCGCCACTCGAAGTCCGTAACCTGACCCTGCGTGCCCTTCTCCACCACACACTTGTCACCGACAATCAGCATGCACGCCAACACTGCCACCTTCGACACATGGTCCTCGCCGTCACCGATGGCGCTGTACTTGAATTCGCAGAGCTGCGGTCCACCGTCGGTAAAGGGAACCAGGCCGTGTGCAGTCGCCTGGTCCCATATCGGCTCATCCCCAGGCTGCACGGCCTTCCACCACCGCTGCGTGTAGTAGCGTCCGTCACCGTTATTGCGGCTTGGAACCGTCGCACCCTTCCATTGGTTGATGCCGTCGTAAATCGGACTGTGAATGCTCCCCGGAGACGGCTTGTAGGTACGAATCGCCTCATACGTGTCGGTCAGCCCCATTACGGGATTCAGGACCAGGCTTCCGCTTAGAACGATATAATTTGTCGTCTCCTCGTCGGAAGGGGAAAACACGCCTCCGCTCAGCTGCCCGCTATAGACCGCCATCGGCATGCCAGCCTTCAGCGAGGCTGCGTTCGGGTAAGCACGCTCCTCCCCATCTTCGCAGTTGCCATTGACGCTTACCACCAGATAGTTCGTCATAGCGATTTTCGCAGTTGGTGAGTTGTCTTTGCCATCCGTCTTCCGCTCTTCCTTGCCAAAGGAGAGCAGGGCGGCACCAGGAGCCTTCGCCAGTGCGTTGGGCAAATCCTGTTGGTTGCGTCCGTCGCTGCAATACGCTGCCCACAGATCAGCGACACCGCCTTTGCCACCTGGAAAGACCCACCCGCTGTTCTGCTTCACCTGCACATACCAATCAGTCACGCAGCCGCCCGCATACGTCGTGGACCGGTCGTGCGTCATCGCATCAAACGCCTCGATGGCCGACTTGCCGGAACCGTCACTGCTATACTCCGTCATATACTTCTGTCTGTTACTGTACGGGCTAGACAACAGGTCTTCGTCAAGCGGACTCTCTATCAGGCGCTCCATACGCTCCACACGGCATGTCAGCATGATTCTGTTGTACACCTCGCCAATGCTGATTGTCGTACCCGTGTCAGTTACCATGCCCGTCACGATATCCGTCGTCTGCCGAGCCGTCGTCACGCTTGCGCCAGTCTGCAAATCTCGCCAGTAGATGCGTTCGTCGCCCTTCACGCTCTCCCAGGAGAACAGATAAAACGTGAACCCATCCTGCACGATGTGGAGGTTCAGGTACTTCAGTATCTCCTCCAACACCTCGTCCTGCTGCCACACGTCGTCCTCCTCACTGCCCAGAAATAGCAGCTCGTTCACCGACAATTGGCTGAATATAGCATAGCGGTTGGCCGTGGTATCGTCCACCGCCTTGCTCCCGTCGTACAGGTAGAGCGTAGCATGGTTGCCAACAATGTCAAGCCCAGCCGCCACGCCGCCCACTATCTCTTTCAGCAGCGCAAGAAACGTGCGTTGTTCCGCCGATGCTTTCACCACATTGTACAACACGCCAAGCGAGCCCACGTCACGGTATCTGGCGTAACGCAGGGCAGTCAGCGCATCGATGCAGCTCAGTTCGATCTCGTCATATTCCTCATTGTACCCCTGCGAATAGCTCTGCGGCTCGACGTATCCTGCGAAGAGGCATTTCCCCTCCCGGTAGATATTCACTACGGCATCACGGCAGGAGGCACAGAAGAGCTCGGGCATGAAGTTCCTTACCAGCAGCCTTACCGTCGCCTGCTGGCAGAGCAAATGGTCAAACGTGTCGTTCACCTGGCTTGTCAGGTCCACTGGATTGTCTGTGAACGATAGCTCCCCGTTTTTCTCGCCGATAATGGCTTCCTTTGACTTGTCGGCTCGCGTCAGGATATGCACCTCGATGCGCTCCTCCTGCTCATTATAGAAATGTCCGTGCAGATACATGTCCCTATATTTTGATATTCGTTCCTTTTCTATTGATTCGGGTCTCGTTGGCAAGCACTGCCACGAGGTCCCTGCCTTTCACCCTGAGCTCATATATGCCACCACCGCCACTACCGTCGTTGCCTATCAGCGACTTCAATTTGTTCAGTGGCGCGATCACCTCCGGATTGCTTTTCGCTCCGGCATACTCGCCCATCAGTGCCAGGGTAGGTCCATACACGATACCACCATTGGCGAATGGCGTCACGGCCACCGAGGCCACCAGACCCTGCATCATACTGATGAAGCCAGCCGCGATGCCCGCTCCGGCAAACGGGATATAGGCGTGCGCCGCCATGAACTTTGACGCGGCCAGCTCACGGAACGCCATGGCCTCTGCTTTTACAGCAGCTATCGTCGCCATCGAAGCGACTACTTCCTCCGCTCCTGCCGAGACCTTTGCCGTTGCCGCAGAGGCGGCGGTAGCACCGCTTGCCGCCACCACGGTGTTGGAGGTGGCAGTCACGGCGGTCAGTGCTTGGATGATTGAGACGACACCCTTGATGCCATCATAAATCTGAAGCGCCGCATCGACAACCCCGGTGATCGTGAGCCAGGCGTCACGGTTGCCGCGCAAAGCGTCGGTGAGTGCCGTGACGCCACCGCCAACTCCCTTCATCGTCTGCCACGAATCGGCCAGCGTGATGTTGCTCTTGCGGATGCGCCGTTCGTACTCCTCGTAGGTTCCAATAAGCTTCGCTATGGCAGCACGTTGTGCCTCGTCGATGGGGTTCTGGGCATCAGAGAGCATGTCCCGCAACTCTTTAACTCTCTTCTTAACACCGTCAATCCCGATTGCTTTCAGCTCCAGCATCAACGGCTTCCCCTCCATGGCGTCGAGTTTCGACACTTCCTGTTCCATTTCGGGAATGCGGGTCAGCCGTTTCAAGGCGTCGCGCTTCTTCTCCAACTCCAGCACCGTACGCTGGATGCCGTCTATCTCCGATGCGGTGGCTTTTTTCTGCTTTGCCTGATAATAACTGACGGCATCGTCCAGCGACTCCATGGTGTTCAGGCGCGAGATATCCTCGGGTGCCTTCAGTTCATCAAGTGTCTCATCCCACTTTTTCTTCAGTTCGTCCAAGGCGTTGATCTGTTTCTGGATCTCCACGCGCTCCGTCGCAGTGGCGGTTTTCAGCAGGTCGGCATAATGCTGCAACTCGCCTTCGAGTTGTCGATAGGTCTGGATCTTCTCAATAGGGATGCTGACGTGGGTGTTGAGCTCAAACGCATTCTTCAACTCTTCAAGAGCGTCAATCTGCTTCTGAATCTCCACGCGCTCCGTTGCGGTGGCAGTCTTCAACAGACTGGCATAATACTGCAGCTCGCCTTCGAGTTGCTGGTAGGTCTGTATCTTCTCGATAGGAATACCGACGTGTGCATTGCGTTCAAACGCCGTTTTAAGGTCGTTCAAACGCTGTATCTCCATACCAATCGCCGCAAGCTCACTGGCAGACGCTCTCTCACGGAGCCCCTGCTGGTAGGACAACTCTGCGTCAATGTCCTTCAAGGTTCTCAGCTCACTGGGGCGGCTGGCCGCCTCCTGCAAGTGCGTGATGGCATCCTGCTGCTTTCGAAGGGCAGTGATTTTCCTTGAATATAGCGCAATGGCCGCGGCGTCTGTTCCATTAGCGGTTTCCAGCTTGTTTTGGTAATACTGTATGTTGTTACCAATCTCTTTGTAACTCCGAGCGTTGGCAATGAGGTTTTTGCCGCTGAATCTATCCTTGGCCCCCGTCTTGCCATCGCCGCTTCCACTATCAGTAGCCGGGGCGTTCAGTTTCTTGTTCCTGGCCAAGGCTGTCTTTGCATTCTTGGCCTTGGCCTTGGTATTCGCATCCGTAGCCTTGGTATTCGCATTCAGATCTGCCGTCTCTTGAGCGACACCATTATCCTTGATGCCAAAAAATGTCTTCACCCACTCCCAGGCCTTCTTGATTACCTCGCTTGCCTTCTCAAATGCCTTGACGAGATAGTCCCACACGGCACCGGCCAATTTCTTCACTGTGGACCAGAGTGCGTCGCAGTTCTTCCGGAAGCGCTCATTGTTTTTGTATGCGGCCACCAGCATGCCCACCAGCGCCGACACTGCCATCACGACAACACCGATGGGGTTGGCGCTGAGAACCAGGTTAAGGGCGACTTGTGTGGCTTTCCAAATACTAGAGGCGACTGCCACCGCTTTGGAGGCGGCCGCCTGCGCGAGCGTGGCCACCTTCATGGCTTTCAGCCTGGCCACCATGGTCTTGACCCCGTGGCTGAGCTGCACAATACCCATCAGTGCGGTACCACTATTGGCTATCCATTCCACATACGGGCCGGAACTGCTGGCCAGGGCGCCGGCCCAGTCCATCAGGGCGTGCATCTGGTTGGCAAGAACCATCCGCAGGCTCTCCCCGGTCGATGACATGTTGTCAAAAGCCTCGTCCATCTCGCCAGCCGAGTCCGCCATCGCACCGATGTTCTGCGAGAACTTCTCTTTTTGCTCGCCAGTCAGCGAGCCAAGCAGACGCATGGCCTCGGCACTTCCGAAGAGCTGGCCGTAGATGGTCTGGCTGAGTTGCCCAGTCTTGGCGGCATATTCCTGGATACTCGCGTCGAGACCCAACAGAAAGTTCTCCAGTCCACCGGCGGCCTGGATGCTCGCCGCATTAAAGCCGATCCCCATCTCGTTGGCGGCCTTGGTCGCCTCGGCAGATGGTTTGATAAGGGAATTGAGCACCGCCGCCAGCTGGGTGGAGACTTCCGCCGTGTTACCAGTCACGCCTGTCGTGGTGGCAAACACCGCCATCAACTCGTCCATGGAGACACCGAGCTGCGATGCGCTACCGCTGACAAGGGGCAGTGCCTGGGCCAACTGCTCAAAACTGGTCACACCGTTTTTGGCAGTCATCTGTATCTTGTCTTGGATGTTTCCCGCCTGATCCCATTCCAAGCCGTAGTTCTTGATAAGCGTCGAGGTGACGGTTACGGTCTCGCCCAGGTCGGCGATGCCCCCCACCGCACTGCGGCTCGACTTGTTGAGAAACTCAATCCAGTTATCCTCGGGAACGCCATTGGAAATCACTTGGTACAAGCCATTGGCCAGCTCCTCCCTGGCAAGCGGTATATTCTTGCTCAGTTCCACCACCTGCTGGGTGAGCGCGTCAAACTCCGCACCGCTCTTGCCTGCCATCGTGTTGGCACTGCGCATGGCCGTCTCGAAGCTCTCGAAAGGCCCGGCAAGTCCGTTCACCATGTCACCAAGCTCGCGGATCGAGCGTACCGCCGCGTCAAGGACGAGGCTCTTCTCTGCCATCTCACGGAGATGGTTGCCCGTGGAGACGGCCGTAGCGCCTACCTCGTCAAGGACCTTGTCAAGACCTTCCGCTTCCACGGTCAGCTGCCGGAACACGCCACCATCATTGCTCTTGATCTTGATTTGAAATTCTACTGCCTTTGCCATGTTATCCTTATTTTAACCCGAAACGCTGCTTGGCGGCCTCGAATCGGGCGTTGAATTCCTCCTTGCTTACCTCCTCACGCTCCTCGGGGGGCTGTTCATCGTCCCATGGCAGCGGTAGGATTTCATGCGGGCGGAGAGTACCTTTCGCATAGGGCTGAAGGACGAAGAGCGCTGATACGCGCGTGCGTTCCCAAGCACTGCGCTCCGCATCACGCCTGATTTCCGCCCATCGCTCCCAAGCCTTGTAAAACTCAGACGGGGTGCATCGCTCAAAGTCCTCCCTACTCATCCCGATACACCCCATCGCAACGCCGAGCAAATCCTCGACGCTTACTTCGTCGTCTCCTGTTGCGGAGGCGTTTTTTTTTCGCTATCCATGGATGCGTAAAAAGAGTTCACCGTGTCGGGTTCCAGAAGGTCGGCAAAGGTCTCGAAGTCGTAGGTAAACGCTACCTTGTCGGCGTTGCACGCGCTCTTCACGCAGCAATACACGAACTGCATCAGCTCGGAGATATCACCCTTTTCCAGCCGGCTCACGTCCTTGCCAGTCTCGTTCTTGAAGCGGACCATGGCACCCATGGTCACACGGCAGGGATATTCCTTGTCGCCCAGTTTGATTTTCACTACATTCATAAGCCTATACTGTGCCAGCCGCTTCGGTGATGCCCGTGCCCACCTTCTCCACCTTGCCGCAGTTCTGCAGCGTAATCGAATACTTCGCATCATCGCCAGCCTGGGCGTCGAGGTCCAGGGAGGTGATCAGATACTTGCCCTGGTAGCCGCCAGCGGCCTTTCCAGTGCGCTTGTCACCATCGCGCAGGTTGTAAGCCGCATCCACGGGTTCACCCTTCAGCATGGCGTCCTTCACCTGGTCATACGACGGAACCTCATCGGTGCCATCCGTCAGCACCACGCCGTCGGCGGAAATCTGCTCTGAGAAACTCTTCACATACGATTCCTTCCACTTGCCACCGGATGCCTCTTTCGTCACGCGCTCGCCAGTTTCGGCCGAGGTGGAAACTTTGCAGCCTGTCGAAAACCCGAGGGCGTTCCCACCCATGGACAGAATCAAGTCCGTGCCGTCCAATACACTTTTTGCCATATCTTTCTTGTTATGATTGTTAATACTATGCCAGCCAAGATGCCAGCTATAAAAACACTCCAAACGGGCCAAGTCTTCCAGGATCTCAACCGCTCCTCCTTCAGTATCTCGCTGCTACTGCGCAGGTGCGAGTTGGCCACGCTCAGCCGCTCGTTCTCGGCCTCGTAATAGGCACACAGGCGCGACAGACTGTCACAACCGCTCTCTATCAGCAGCGTCGGCATGCCGCCCTTTTGTCCTTTCCGCACGATGGCCTTCACGTGGGCACGTCCGGAGCTCGCCACATACGACGCACCCTCAGGCAGATGCCACAGGGTCGTGTCAAGTGCTATCGCCAGCCGGGCCGTGTCCGCGGCCACCGGCTCCGTCCAAAACGTCTGCCGCACCGTCCTCACGTCCCTTGACACGCTGTCCCTTGCCTCCGCGCTTGCCGCTTGCCTTTCGGCGCTCGTCACTTTCCGCGTCGAGCTGCAGCTCGCTGCTGACAGGGCAATTGCCACTGTGAGGGCAGCGCTGAATAGCCTGAATAGCCCTCGTGAGGCGGTTGAGCGCATAGCGTATCTGTTTGTTCTCGGCGCCCAGCCCCTCCATTGCTTTCGTACTTTCATCTACTTTCTTCTGCGTCGCGAGCAGCTCACGGCTGATATCCTCGTACATCAATTTGTATGTGTCATGCACGCTCTTCGCCGACTGAGCCGACTTCACCTTGCGGTTCGCGACCCAAGCGATGGCGGCACCTATGCCGCCCGAGGGTATAGCCCATTGCAGGATCTGCATGATAGTCTCCGCCATCCCTTGTCTGATCTTTTGGTTATTTTGTCGTACTTACTGTCTGATACCGATGCTGCGTAGCCATGCCTGCACGTCAAAGCTGGGACACGCCTTGCTCACGCCGGGCAGCTCACCATGGCCAACGATACGGACCTGGGGGAAACGCTTGTGAAAGCGTCGCACATAGTCCGCCATCGACCGAAGCTGGGCGGCCGTGCGGGTGTCCTTCGCCGTCTTGCCGTCCTTGGCCAGGCCACCGGCATACACCACGTGGCGGCTCACGCTGTTGTACCCACGCGCACCGTTCGTCACCTCCCAGGGGTCCACCTCGGCATCCTCGTTGTTGCCAACGAGCCGCTCCACGGTGCCGTCCAGACGAATCAGGTCCGTATAGCCCACTTGCTTCCAGCCACGGCCGCCATTGGCGACGGGAGCCGTGTGCCAGAGGCGGATGTCCGCCCCCGTCACCTCGCGCCCCTCGGGAGTCGCCGTACAGTGAAGCACCAGATACTTCATCCTCGCCATGGTTACACAGCCTTGTAGCCACTCATCACCACGACACCGGCATCCTCCTTCTTTGGCATACAGATGAAGCGGTGGCGGAAGTTGATTTTGTTGCGCTGATACTCCGGGTCGTTCTCTGCAGGCGCCCAGTACATCTTCGTCGAGCCGGTGGCCTTGAACACGCGGGCCGTATAGAAAGCGAACGAAGCCTGGAACTCTCCTGCCACTGCCGCCGTGCCAAGGTCCTTCTTCGTGCCAGCCTGGGTATAGATGGGATTGTTGGCAAACTCGTAGATGTCGAACCCGTACAAGCGTCCGACAGTTCCGTCGTTACGGTTGATGTTGTACTGTTCGCGGAATGTCTGCTCAATCTCCAGAAGGTCGTTGATGTGGTCCGAGCACAACACAAGCCGGCGACCCTGGGATGGCACTTTCAGAGCGTCCATCTGGCGCTTCGCGCTGAGCAGGTCGGTCTTGGTCATCTTCAAGCGTCCTGTTACAGGGTCCTTCTCACCAGTGGTTTTCAGCACAGGCGTCTTCTCCGTATTCTGCTTCGCACAAAGCGCATGGGCAGCCTTCGCAAACTTGGCATCGTTGATGGCGTTGCCATGGGATTCCTTCACTCTTGACATTTTGTCGTAACTGATGGCATAGAGCTCATCATCGGTGATGGGAGTCACCTTGGTCTGGAACTTGTCAAGCTGGATGGCGATGTCCTTGTCGCTAAGTGCCTGCAAGGGGATTGGGTAGGTCGTGTTGTTGACAAGCACCTCGGGATCGACGCCTACCTCCACCAGATGGATGACATCGTTGTCAACGACGCTTGAGGCGTCAGGAATACCCTCAAGCCAAGTGGCTTCCAAGCCACGGCGGAGGTATTTGACCAACTCGCCCGTCCAGATCTCCTTGTAAACCCCAGCGCGCAATGCGCCATGGGCAACCTCGCCGCCCACCATGGAGGCGATACAGTTCATGCCCAAAGCGCCCGCCACGGGTGAGAAGCCAAGGGCTGCGGCGAAGGCGCTGCCGGTGAGACAGTTGAAAAGTACTGCCAGCGCCAGCGCGAGCATTTTGTTTGTTTTTGTTTTCATACTTCTTGTTTTTATTGGTTTTGCTAGAATTCACACTCCATGCCGTACTCCTCTTTGTAGAGTCGCTTGTACTCATCGGGCCGCTCCTTGCGGAGCGTGGTAAGTTGGCCTGACGGCACGTCGCTCAGCTTCTTATAAGTAGTGGGCTCTGTCGCCGCCCCACCTTGATGTCCGATGACTGAACTGAGCTTCATTTGTGGGGAGATGGCGGAGAGGATACTCTCCAACTTCTCCTGGCCGACCTCCTTGCCAAGGTTGATAAACTCATCCTTCTTGTCAGGGGTGATACGCTTCTCTCCTACCGCTTTTTCCACGGCGGCCGTGATACTGGCCAGCGTGAGGGCAGCGTTCTTCTGCTGGAGCCGCTCGTTCTCCTCCTTCGCGGTTTTCAGTTCGTCGAGCTTGGCGTTGATCTCCGCCTCCGTCGCCGTTGCCGGCAGACCCAGTTGCATGGCAACCATTTTCTGTTCCATTTGCTTTTGATTGTTATTGTTCAACATGGGCAAAGGACACTCGCTGTCCTTGCCGAGAGTGATTTTCTTGCCGTCTTTCTGCAACACGATGGCGTCGTCGTTGGATCCGACGTCCACCAGACTGACCTCGAACAGCTTGCTCTTGGTGACGGTAGGACGGGTCTGTCCTTGCACCAGCAACTCGGGGTCCTCGCTCGTCTCCAGGATGTCGAGCCCTGCGCTCACCATTTTTAGACTGCCGAACTCGTACTGCTTCTTACAGCGTATGGACAGCTCGGAGGCCTCGTCAAACATCAGTTCGCCAGTCACCTCGCCATCCTCCACCTTCAAGTCCTTCACGTAGCCTATCACATTTCCACGCTCGTGCATGTATAGCAGGACGGGGTTGCGCTGGTACTGTTCCACGTTCATGCCAGCCGTCAGCACTCTTGTCCCGTAGCTGTTCAGGCTGTCGTTGGTTATTCTGACGCGTTTTCCTTTACTCATATATCATTGTCATTTTCTGGGCAGTATTGCCCGATTCGCGGTTTCCGAGTGCAATATTACGAGGTAATTGTCAACCCGCCAAAAAAGTGTGCAATGGTTGCACACTTCTATGAAACCATTGCACACTTTTTTGGCGGGACACTGAAATCGTGGCACTTTTGCACAAGAATTCGGGGCGTGGTGTGTCCCGAAGTGAACAAACAACCTTTTTAAACATGACAAAGGCAGATATAGAAAAGAAGAAATCGCTGGCACGCACGCTCTATCTCTCGGGAATGGAGCAGCAGGAAATCGCGGAGAAGGTGGACGTGTCGCGCGTCACCATATCCAAGTGGTGCTCAGCCGACGGGTGGAAAGAGGCGCGGGCCGCCAAGAACATCACACGCCCGGAGTTGGTGAACAAATTGCTGCTCACCATCGACACGCTCATTACGCAAGTGAACAATTCCAACGACCCCGCTCTCATAGCAGGGCTCGGTGACAAGTTGGCCAAGCTCTCTTCGGTCATCGAGAAGCTCGACAAGAAGGCCAACGTGGTGGATGCCATCGAGGTGTTCATGGCGTTCTCCAAGTGGTTGGAGTACCGCTCGCAGACGGACCCCGACGTGACTCCCGAGTTGATGCGCGTCATCAACAAGTACCAGGACATGTACATCACGGAGCAGATGGGCATCAAATAGCGGAGGCAGCCTATGGCAACAGCAGCAGAGAAGAAAAAGGCATACGAGGAGTGGAAAGAGCGGTGCCGGCAAGTGCAGGCCATTACGGACACGTCCCTTCTGAAAAGCGAGACGTCCGTGGAAAGGGACCAGCGCATCAAGCGGCTGCTCAACAACTATGCGGCGTTCTGCGAGTACTACTTCCCCCACTTCCTGCAATTGCGTGACAAGTCGACCGGCGAGGTCATACGCACCATCCACAATGCGCCATTCCATAATGAGGCGGCGCGCAAGGTACGCAACACGCCCGACTTGAAGGCGGTGTTCATGTGGCCGCGTGGCCATGCCAAATCTACTCATCTGGATGTGTTCACGCCGCTCTGGTTGATGTTCCAGCCAAAGCGGCTCATCAACTTCATGGTGGTCGTGGGAAAGTCGGAGGACAATGCCGACCGACTGCTTGGCGATATTCAGGCCGAGCTGGAATACAACCAGCGTCTCATTGCCGACTTCGGACAGCAGAAGAACGATGGCGGATGGCAGGAGGGTGAGTTCAAGACCAAAAACGGCGTGAAGTTCCTTGCCTGCGGTCGTGGACAGTCGCCTCGTGGTCTGCGTGACCGTGAATCCCGTCCTGATTACATCGTCATCGACGACCTTGACGACGATGTGCTTTGCAAGAACGACAAGCTGGTTCACGACTTGACCGACTGGGTGAAGGAGGCGCTCTTCGGTGCGCTCGATGTGGGCCGCGGACGCTTCATCATGGTGGGCAACCTCATTAGCAAGAACTCGGTGCTTTACAACCTCTCACGCACAAAGGGTGTGTTCCTTTCTAAAATCGTAGCGGTCGATCGTAACGGAGAGCCGGTGTGGAAAGAGAAATGGACCAAAGAGGAGGCGCAGGCTTACCGCGACTTCGTGGGCTATCGGGCCTGGGAGAAGGAGATGATGCACAACCCAATCGTGGACGGCACCATCTTCCGCGCGGAGTGGATTCGCTACAAGCGGCTGCCGAAGCTGGAGAAGTACGACATGCTGGTATGCTACACGGACCCTTCGTTCAAATCGACGACGGCCAACGACTACAAGGCGTGCCGATTGTGGGGAAAGATCGGCTCTCAACTGCATCTCATCGACTCTTTCGTGCGCCAGGCAACGGTCAGCGAGATGGTGCGGTGGTTGTACGACCTCTATGAGCGCACACGCGATACGGTGGCAATTCAGTTCTTCATGGAGGCGAACTTCATGCAGGACGTGATCCTGGACGAGTTTGCGTGTGAGGGCGAGCTGCGTGGCTACCAGTTGCCCATCATGCCCGACAAGCGGAAGAAGCCTGACAAGATCCAGCGCATTGAGGCGGTCAGCCCGCTCTGGGAGCGAGGCTTTGTCTGGTACAACGAGCGCAAGAAGGAAGACCCTGACATGCAGGTGGGCATAGAGCAGACGTTGGCACTGGAGCGTGGCAGCCGTGTGCATGACGATGCGCCTGACGCTGACGAGGGCGCTATATGGATGCTCCAGCGCAATACGCGACAGGAGAGTTTCAAACCAGTGTTCGGCAAAAGGCCGACCGCCAAAAACATTTGGTAACGATGATACAACTTATAAAGGACATTATCTGGGAATGGCAGTGCAAGCGTGCCATCAAGAAGGCCAACGAGCTCTCAAAGCTGTTCGGCATGAAGTATTATGTGATTTACATGAACGGCTCGCTGAAGATCGTGCCGAAGCGCACCATCCGCGAACTGGTCGCGAAGCACCGATTCCGCAAGGGTATCAGGATTGCCGACATTGAGCGCCGCGCCCTGTATGTGACACGTTAGAAAGGAGGACAGGCATGTTTATCACAGATAATGATTACAGGGTGGTCATCGGCGAGAATGCGCTGAAGGTCGTGTCGCAGGCATCGCAGGAGATACGCGACAATGCGGAGCTGGAGGCTTGCGAGGAGATATCCGGCTACCTCCGTCCGAAATACGACACGGAGGCGGTGTTCTCTGCAGAAGGCGAAAGCCGCAACCGCCTGGTAGTAATGTATGCCGCAGACATCGCACTTTATCACATGATTGCGGCTATGCCCCAGAAGATGGGCAGTGAGATACGCAAGGAGCGCTACGAGCGAGCCGTCAAATGGCTGGAGGGCGTGCAGGCTGGCAGAATCATCCCGGACTTGCCCCTCGCCACCGACGGGGACGGCACGCCAACAGGCGACTTGCTATTGTTCGGTTCACAGAAACAATTACGACATAATTGGTGAGCAAATGAGAGCAGAGACAAAATTCATTTTGGCTATGCCGAGTGCAGCCAACAATCAAAGAATTTAACTGGTAACGATGGATATAAAGAACTTTTTCAGCGGTATGTTCGGCAGCGCTGGTCGAAACGTGCTGCACACGCCGCATGGAGACTTCAACCTGGCAAAGTCGTCCGACCGCAAGCGCATGAAGAAGATGGTCATCGAACTGCAACGCACCACCGATGCGCTCACACGCAGGGACATTGCCGACTGGCGACTTGCCTGGCAGATGGCCATCAATGTCGATAGCCCGAACCGCCAACGGCTCTACGACATATACCGCGATGTGGATATAGACCTTCACCTCTCGGGATGTGTGCGTCAGCGCGTAGGATTCGTCATGGCGAAGTCTTTCAAACTGGTCGATGCAAAGGGTAATGAGGACGAAGAGGCTCACCACTTTTTCGACCAGGCTTGGTTCAAGCAAATGCTCGAATATGCGCTCGACGCCAACCTCTGGGGTCACTCGCTCATCGAACTGGGCGACCTCACCACCGATGGCGACGGATGTCCATGCTACACGGATGTGAAACTCATTCCGCGGAAGCATGTGATACCCGAATACGGCCGTGTGATTCAGCAGCTCGGGCAGGACTGGACTACAGGCGTTGAATACCGCTCCGCACCTTTTACCGACTGGCTCATCGAAGCCGGACGGCCTGACGACCTCGGCTTGTACCTGAAGGCCGCGACGCAGACCATCCCGAAAAAGAACATGCTGGCATTCTGGGATTCCTTCGGCGAGATTTTCGGTATGCCGATGCGTATTGCACGCACCACCTCACGCGACCCCAAGGAGATGGGACGGCTTGATAAAATGCTCAAAGATGCCGGAGCGAGCCAGTACATGGTGGCCGGGCAGGACACGGAGATAGAATTCGTGGAGAGTGGCAAGGGCGATGCCTTCAATGTCTATGACAAGCGTATCGACCGCGCCAACTCGGAACTATCAAAGCTCATCATAGGGCAGACTATGACCATCGAGGACGGCAGCAGCCTCTCGCAGTCAGAGACACACCTAAAGGTGTTCGAGAATCTGGTGGAGGGCGACTGCACCATGCTGCGCGACATCGTCAACAATCAGCTTATCCCACGAATGGTAAAGCACGGTTTCCCGATCAAAGGGCTGCGCTTCGAATGGGATGATGCGGTCGATTACACGCCTGAGCAGCAGGTGGCATACGAAACGATGATCGCTGACCGCTATGATGTGGATTCATCCTACTTCGCGGAGAAATACAGTATGCCAGTAGGCGAGCGGCGCAACGCGCAGCCCATGCTACCAGATGGCGGTGACGATGGTGACAAAGAAAACAATGGGCCTAAGGAACAGCAGCAAAACACGCACGGCAGTTTTTTCGATTAAGCCCCACTGATTATGTGGGGCTGCACCTGCGGTATGCCGAAATATTTGGTAAGGAGCTTTCGGTTTCTTCCATGTGTCTGAGCAAGAATGAAGAAGAAATTGAAGCTATTGCCAGGAAATGGGCAAGCGTTATCAGCGACAAGTATGTAAGGCAGCAAGCGGAAGAGGCTGCACGAATTGCGCTCAGGCATGGGATCAAGGACTTGCCAGAACTGCGTGAGGCTGATTTGGGTAAAATATCCAAGTATCATGGCGCACGTGCATCGTTTCAGGCGGGTATGACCGATGAGTTGCCTTCAATCATCCGTGTGAACAAACGAGGTTACAGAGGTTGGAAAGAAGCTCATGCAAATGCCGTTCGATATGGCCAGCTCGTTCAAGACAATCCTCTGTTGCATGAATTGGGGCATTACATAGACTATTGTAATGATTCTGCCAATTACAGAAAACTTGAACACACTTGGAAAGTTGAGAATGTGGATGAGGCACTTGTGAAAAAGCACCTTTCTACTTATGCGCTTTCTGATTATGCTGAGTTCGAGGCTGAATTGAATGCAGCGATTATGAGGGGAAAGGTACTCCCAAAGGAACTGCTTTCTTATTCCCACATGAATCAAGTGGACACTCCTCTGGCAAAACGTATGCTTAGTTTGGCCTCAGGTGATAGCGTGTGCCTTCCAAACGAAGAAGTTTGCAAAGGTTTCAAGGATGCAATGAAAGTTCTTTTCCACCAAAAGGGAAGTTCTTTCTCTATCGACATCCTGGCTGATAAAAATGTTCAAGGCTTGATAGAAGCTCATACAAGTGTCCTCGACCGCAACTTGCAGCGATTGGAAATGTCCGACCTCATGCGCCAGCGTCTCACTCGTTCTAATTATATTTTCAGTGGCATAAAAACCTTTCATGAGTTGAACGAGGCGTTCCCGTCCTTGCTGGATTCTAACGGCAACAGAAAGACGTTCGAAGCCTTTTTGAATGATGTTCGTAAGATCGACAAGACCTACAACTCCAACTACCTTCGTGCGGAGTACAACTTCGTACAATCGTCTGCGGAGATGGCTGCCAAGTGGGAACGGTTCTCGGAGGACGGCGACCGCTACAACCTTCAGTACCGCACGGCAAACGATAGCAAGGTGCGTCCGGAGCATGCTGCGCTTAATGGCGTGACGCTTCCGCCGTCAGACCCGTTTTGGGAGGAATACTATCCACCCAACGGATGGAACTGCCGTTGCACCGTAGTGCAGGTTCGCAAGTCTAAACACCCTGCCACACCCCATGAGGAGGCGATGGCACTGGGAGTGGAAGCTCTGCAACGCGACACAAAGGGTATCTTCCATTTCAATCCAGGGAAGCAGAATAAAACCGTACCCGACTACAACCCCTACACTATTCGTCGTTGCCGTGACTGTGACATAGCAAAGGGTAAAATCAAGTTGGCAAGGTTTGTTCCTGAGAATGAGTTGTGTTCTGCGTGCAAGCTCATACATTCATGTTGGGCTAAAGTCAAAGAAGAAACGCCAGAAACATTCACCGAGTGCGAAACTTCAAACGGCAAATTGCGGGTAAGCTCAAAGCATGGAAAAACCGAAAAGAAAGAGAACGTGAGGGTGGGTAGATACCTTGCGGAAAAGCATGGTTACGAAATTGACCTTATCGCAAATCCGCAGAATGAGACATCTGCCGATAGTTTCAATAAAACGTTAGGAATAGAGCAAGAGTACAAAGTCAATGCTACACCAACAGGGAATTCCATAGACAACCTCATTAGAAAGGGCGCAAAGCAAGCACACGATTTAGTTCTGTTTGTTGACTCTGGTATTTCGTTAGACGAATTGAGCAATGCGTTAAATAACAGAGTAAGAAGAACAAATCTAAAAACCGTAATGGTGGTCATTAACGGGATGGATAAGACCTACACTTACGACGAAATTACAGCCAATGGCTTTAAAATAAGACAGGCAGACTTGAAATAATCAAGACTGCCTGAATTCAGGGTCCAATCCTCTTACGAGGAATGATCCGATGCAAAGGTAATAATAATTTTCCGAAACACAACAAAATATGGAAGAAAAAACAAACAACGATGAAAAAAACGCTGATTTCCTCAATGAATCAGTAAAGATAGCACTATGCTTGCCGACAAAAGTAGAACACCGAGGCTCAACAGCCAGGGAAAGACTTTCGCAAGTATTCCGTAAACTGGCGAGACGGGTAATTCTTCTAGATGGGTATTCCTTGCTCGATATTGCCGTTGCGCATTCTCCAGTTCTTTGCAAAGCATTGAAACTGACCAAAAGCAGAAGCACACGCCAACAAGAACAGACAACAACAGAAACAATACACCACATACTGTCAGAACACGAAGAGACATACACTGTGAAGACGTATCGCCAAAAACAGTTACAAGACCAATTAACGTTGCACTTGTCATGGTACAATGACGAATTAAAGATTCTCGTTGATGCGCCACGCGGTCTTTTTCTGACATTATTGCTTTCAGAAAACTATCTTTATCATTTTTACGGTATTCTATATACATAGTTTTTTTGATGCAAAGGTATAACGTTTCATTCAAAACTTTCAACGATGAACAAAATTTTCTCATTTCTGAAAAAAAGCAACCGCTACAAGCATCTTATCGGCGGTTTATTGGTCGGTCTGTGCGCATTGTCGACATGGCCGGCCATCTATTCTGCCATCGTCGCAGCCTCATGTCTCGAACTCAAAGACAAGCTCCACGGCTGTCAATGGGACTGGATAGACTGGGCCTGCACAGTGCTCGGGGGCATCATTGCGATGTCGTTTTGGCTCATTGTGTAGCGCCCGGCCATTTTTTACACCGAGAATGAGTAACTTTGCAGCCTGGTAGAGTTTCCCATAGGCCGCGTGGTCTATCGCGGGTACAACAATGCGAACGCGAATGGCGGTGTCTCGTTTGCGAATGCGAACAACGATGCCTCGAATACGAACACGAATGTCGGCTCGCGCCTGGAAATCTAGCTAATCGGCGTACAACGATGGGGACGTGTCCCCGATGCGGTGCCGAGGGGAACGAGCCACAGCAAAAGCACCTCGACGAGGTGGAAAGCTGAAACATCAAGTGTCGGGCAATGGAGTTTGGTAGGTCGGCAACGATTCGAAGAAGTCTGGCCCGGGGAAGGAAGGCCCTTATCTTCCATGCAGAAAAGACCATGCACAGAGAAGGCTATATCATGCAAGAGGTGACGTCCTACGGCAACATGTCGGAGGCGTTTGACCGCGTGCTTCGTGGGATCAAGCGAAAGAGATGCCGTCAAGGCCGCTACCTGCTCGCCCACCGCGAGGAGGTGATTGCAGAATTGACTGCCAAACTTTCCGACGGCACCTTTCGACTCGGCAGTTACCATGAACGCATCATCTGTGAGTATGGCAAGTCAAGACGCTTGCAGATTCTGTCCATGTACGACCGCATCGCCGTGTATGCGGTGATGAACGTCGTGGACCAGCATCTGCACAAGCGGTTCATCAGGACGACTGGAGCGAGTATCAAGAGACGTGGCACGCACGACCTGCGCAAGCGCATGCAACTGGACATGGAGCGCGACCCCGAAGGCACACGCCATTGCTACAAGTTCGACATCAAGCATTTCTATGACAATACTAAGCCTGTGTTTGTCATGTGGTGCTTCCGCAGAGTATTCAAGGACAATGTTCTGTTGTCGCTCCTGGACCATTTTCTGCACCTCCTGCCCGAGGGTATCAGTTTCGGCCTGCGAAGCTCGCAGGCTTCCGGCAACCTCCTTTTGTCCGTGTTCCTTGACCATTACCTCAAGGACAAGCACGGCGTCCGCTACTTCTACCGTTATTGCGACGATGGCATCGTGCTGTGCGGCAACAAGCGAGAGAACTGGATGGCACACGACATCGTGCACGAGCAGGTCGCGAAAATAGACCTTGAAATCAAGAAGAATGAGAGGGTGTTCCCATCGGCGCAGGGCATCGACTTCCTGGGGTATGTCACGTTCAGCGGATCATACTCGCTGCTACGAAAGCGCGTCAAGAAGAAGTATGCACGGAAACTACGCAAAGTCAAGTCAAGAAAGAGACGGCGAGAACTGATTGCGTCATTCTACGGGATGGCCAAACACGCTTGCTGCCGAAATTTGTTTTATAAGTTAACAGGCAAAAGAATGAGATCATTCAAGGATTTAAATGTCGCTTACAAGCCGGAAGACGGCAAGAAGCGGTTTGCGGGTGCGGTGGTAAGCATCCGCGAGTTGGTGAACCTGCCCATTGTGGTAAAAGACTTCGAGGTTGGCGTCAAGACCAGCCAGGGCGAAGACCGCTGTGTCGTGTCGATAGAGCAGAACGGCGAGCCAAAGAAATTTTTCACCAACAGTGAGGAGATGAAGAATATTCTCCAACAGGTGAGTGAAATGCCGGACGGATTCCCCTTCGAGACCACCATCAAGACGGAGACCTTCGGCAAAGGTAGAACCAAGTACATTTTCACATGATGAACAGAGTAAACGGAGCGCAAGGGGTGAGGCTGATCGAATGCACCAACCCTGTCAAAGACAAATGGCGCGTCCGCTGGGACGTGCATAACAACGAGGACGGATCCGCCGACTATATGGAGGCGGAGTTTCATGGGAGACCGTCTGATGATACCATCAAGGCCATGGTGTCGCAGTGGTTCAACGACCGCACTATCGAGGCCATACGCTCGGGCTTCGCGTGGCATGGCATGAGCGTGTGGCTCTCGGCCGAGAATCAGTTCAACTACAAGGCAGCATACGACTTGGCAGTATTGTCCGGCGGCAAGACATTGCCAGTCACGTTCAAGTTCGGAACGAGCGATAAACCATGCTATCATACGTTCGCCGACATTGACGAGCTGACGGACTTCTACACCAAGGCCATGCGCCATATCCAGGACACGCTGGCTGACGGTTGGAAAAGCAAGGATAATTTCAATTTGGAGCTATACCACGTTTAGGTGAATCCCTTCGGGGGAGGGTCGCAAAAAGCCCCGGCGGTAGTTTGTCCGTCGGGGCTTATTATTTTATTTTTCACTTAGTTTCGGGTGTTCTGATAAATACATATCCCTTAACCGTAATCCTAATACAAAACAAATATCGTTTATCGTAATATCATATTGTTTGCCATCAGGCAACGTCCATGTTGGCTCGTTATATACATAATTCTTCATAGAATTAAAGGCTGGAGTAGAAACCAATGACAAGCATGCAGCGTTGGACAACTGTTCCACATCCAAAGCAACTAAGGGGGAATTGTCTGATATGTAGCCAAACAACCTCTCCTTATTGTCCTTCAAGAATTGTTCGCCATTGATTGCCGCAAACAGTTTTTCACCAGTTGGATTCAATTTTCGCGGGCTTGATTTCATTGAAAAAACTGATGATGATTTTGGGTATTTCTCTACCAATACAGTTTTAATCTTCGTAATGTCGTCATGATGCGCGTTACATGGTAAGTGCTCCGTCATGTTTTCCAACTTTGTCACCGATTTCTCTATATTGTCAATGCGCACAGATGTTTGTCCCATCTTAAACACTTTGGACAATATAAACCATACGCCACCAAGAATAGTGGCGACAGCACCGATTACCGTACAGATAATTTCTATCACATTCATAGTTCTTTCTTCGTTCATTATTGAACGCGCTGCAAATATACAAAGAAAATCCATCATTCCCAACGGAACAATGGATTTTTTTCTCATTTACAGCATTTTATTACCATATATTCTTATTTGCAGTCTATCGCAATAGGTAACGCACCGCATAACTGTCGATGCTCTCTAGTATCTCCTCATGGTTGTGGTTGGTGTCCGTCTCGGCCAGCACCATGCCGTTGAAGTCCTCACCGCTCAACCCGTCAAGGGCCGCATGGACCTGCCGGCAAAGGTCGAAAGCTGCATCATGGCCACCGTCTGCCCAGTCCGTCACGAGGTGGATGGAGACCAGTCCCTTGCCACGCATGCTGCCGCCCGAGAATGGTGACCACTCTATCTTTCCAAACTCCACAAAGACGGCAGGGCGTTCCCACCCGTCTTCCTGCTCTATAAACTCCACGTTGTGGTTCCAAAGCGCGACGTGCTTCACTGCGGGCACATCGATTGCCAACTTCTCCTTGATGGCATTGAATAGTTCTTTTCTCATTTTCATTTCATTTTGAATTCGTATTCCAAATACTCCGCAAGGTTCTCCTCGATGATGTCCTTGACCGCCTGCTCCACTTCTGGCGATGCGCCAAGAAATCTGCGGCGTGGTATCTTGATGCTCTTGCCTACCTTCATCAGCGCCAGGTGCTTCCAAAACTCAGCCTCGGTGCTCAGTTGTATGGTGCGCTTGTCGTTGCGGCGCTCACCGTTCTTCTTGCGGCCGAAGGAGCCTGTCGCCGCATAGTATTTGTGCCAAAAATACCGCTTCATCTTGGCCGTCACTTTGATCTCGCCTCCATCGTTATGGATGGCCGCGTAGGGCAGTGTGGAGCTGAACGTGATGCTGTTGTCGGTGGTCCGGCTTCCGATGCTCTGGCGTAGCCTGCCGGTGTCTATCAGTATAGAGCCGCCTGGCCGCGTCGGGCTTCTCCTGCGCTGCCATTTCTCGTTGAAGAAGGCTTGTCGCTCGAAGTTCCGGTCAAATTCATCGCTCAGCTCCACCCTAACGTCTTGGAGAATGTTCCTGATTATTGTCTGAATGTCCTGGTTCATCGCCAAAATCAAATTGCAGATAGATCTGCGTATCCTTGGGCACCTCTTTTTTCGGATCACAAGAGGCGTTGAGCAGGTTGTAAAAGGTCCGCTCGCTGATAGCATAAGTAGGATATACGTACCTGCGCCATATCTCGCGGTTGCTGATACCGCTCTTGACGTGCTGGTCGTATATCCTATTTATGTCAGCGACACGCTTCTGGTAGCTTGCTCCTCGCCTCTTCCCCATCTACTTGTTAGTGCCGTGGTTTATAGGGACGGATGTCAAAGGTCACCTTGGCGCTGACCGTCACTCTTCCCGTGCCCTTGCATTGCTCACATGTGTGCTCCGCGCCTGTCTCCCGGTCGCGGAGGCGGCCCGTGCCGTAGCATTTACGACACAAGGCCACCTTGGGTTTCTTTACTACTTCCTGTATCATCTCGTTTCACGTTTTAAGATTCTGTCATGCCGAGCGGGATGGATTTCCAGACCCCGTTCTCGTTCTTGATTTCAGCTCGCACAAACTGCTTGCTCACCTCGGGCTGGTAGCTTTCCTCGATGATGCGGACGCCCTCAAGGAAACGATCGCTGCCGATATCCTGCGCCACCTTGCGAAGCTGCACGATGCGGCTTGCCTTCAGCGTGCCCTTGCCGTCGCGGGCCAGCAGGCGAAACACCATGTTCACCAGCGACTCGGTCTTGGCATCGTTGGCAAGGCTGGAGATATACTCCTTCACGATGGCAATGCCGTCCTCCACGGTGTCGCGGTAGCCGTCCGTCACATACACGCCGAGCGTGATGCGCTGGTTGCCGTCTGAGTTGGTGAACGTATGGCTGCGCTGCCCGTCCTTCACCTTTGTCTTGAACAGCTCCGACTTCATCTTCAGTATCGTTCTGAAGTTGTCCATCACCTTCTGCTTGCTGTCCTTGATTTGCTCGCTGATGCCGAGCAGCACGGGGATGGAGCGCTCTATCTCCTCGTCCACGAGCTGCTTGTACTCGTCGCGGTCGGCCTTGGCCTTCGCCTCTGCCTCTTTCTTGGCTTTCGCCTCCTGGAATGCCTTGTACTCGGCCATTTCCTCTGCCGTCATTTCAACGGTCTGCTTTTTGCTTTCGTTCATTGTCTTGTTGCTTTTGGTTATTTGTTGCTCGTTACTCTTCCTCTTCCGAATCCTGCCAGCTGCCCTCCTCCAGCTCTTGGGCCAGCTCGTATTCGATGCTTTCGAGAAACTCGACATACTCGCTACCTTGCAGCTCCATGTACGCAACGCTATGGATGAAGTCCATCATGCGCTTCACTTTCCCTCTCATGCCTCACCTCCTTTCCCAAAAGACATCAGCAGATAGTCCACTTTGGGCTTCTCCATAGAGGCTGATGGGGTGTGTGGTCTCAGTCCGCCCTTGCGCTCGATAGTGCGGAGCTTCACCGCCAACTGATCCAGCTCCTCATTGGACAGCCTTCTGAACACCTTGCCAGCAATGCGCGGGTCTTCGCAAAACGCATTGACGCGGACCCAGTCGGTGGTGTCGATGCCAAGCTTCTGCATCAATCTCAAACACTGGCTACGGTGCTTGCGCTGCTCGTCCTTGACGGCGCGTAACAATTGGTTCGTCTGCACTTCGAGCTCCACGCACATCCTGTCGTACTCCTTCCGGGTCATGTCCCTGAGCGAGGTGGTGCGCCCATTGGTGAATTGGCTTACCAAGCCTTCCTTGAACTCGTCGCCCAGCTCCTTGGTGGCAAACTCATAGTTCTTTTTGAGAATGCCGTAGAAACGTGAGAAATTGGTTACTTCCTGTGCCATTGTCCCTTGCTTTTACGGTAGTCAATGTAGGTCTTGCGGGCCGCCTCGACGGCCACGGTCAAATCCTCTTTCAGCAGACAGGTGTCAATGATTGGAATGTCATCGTAGCAGACGAACAGGCGCCCGTCAAATTCTCTCACCTGCAACAGGTCGTTGGCTTCCTTCCTCAGTTCCTTGCTTCGCCGTTCGGCCTGTTTTTCCAGCCATTCGCGTCTTACGCGAATCCATGCTTTGATCTCTAATTGCTTTACTTCTTTCATCTTCTTAATTATTTTAGTTACTTGTATTGATCTGCTTTGCTGCTTGCTCATGCGTCTGTGTCATTGTAAACCTCCACGGCCTTCTCGGGCCAGATGGTGTAGTATTCGCTCACGTTGCCCGAGTAGCGGCCTTGGCAGTAGGCACGGAAGCCTTGCGTCCTCACCTTCACGCCGGCAGCGTATTTCAGTCTGATGGCAGGCTTGCCCATCGGTTTGCCCTTGTCCTCCTGGCTGACAAAGATGAAGGTCTTGCGCGGGAAGCGCTTCAGGAGGGCCTTGGTCAGTAGGTATTCCCATCCTGCCTCGTAGGCGTATTGATAACTGTCAACGATGATGAACTTGGCGCTCTTGGGCTTCGCCAGACGCTCCTCCAGCGCCTTGATGTCGCCATCGGTGATGATGCGAAACTTGCCCTGCACGTCGCTCATCTTAAACTGGGCCAACCGTCGCTGCATCGACAGGCCGACTCCTTCTTCCAGTGACACGTACAACACGTTGCCTATGCCGCAGAGCATCTTGGCAAACTGCATCACGAAGGAACTTTTGCCGCTGGCGCTCGGCCCGCTGATAAACCAGGTGTCGCCCTCTTCCGGCTCTCCGAACACGTCCTTCCACTCTCCCTCAAGTGGCAGCGCCTTGTGCTTGATGTTCGCAACGTCCTTGGGACTGTATGCTCGCTTTGCCATATCACTGCGTTTTGATATTCGTCTTCACACTCGGAAACCACAGTACGAGGTGTGCCGCATAGATGGCGTCCGTGGTTTCCAGCACGACGCACCCTGGTGTCTTGGCGCGTCGCACCCTGATGTCACACTCTCGCTGACACTCCACCCAGTCGTCCATCACGGCCCCAATTTGGCTGCCTTGCATGAGGAGCTGGATGGTGTCGCCCTCTTTGTATCCTGCTATCATACCTGCGCCCGTTTGAGTTTCTCTATCTCGGTATATATTCTCCTCAGGCCGCCTCCTGACTTCCGCACCAGGGCTGCGATGTCCGCGTCTTTGGGGGCGTTCACCTTGGCCACCACGCTCGCTTGGTCTTTCAGAAACTTCTCACGCTCCTTGCAGTCGTCTGGCGTCACCTTCGAGTAGCGGTCGCCGTATCGGCTGAGCATCTCGGTATAGCCCACCTTCTTGCATTCTATGGACCGGTTGATCTTCGCCTTCAGTCCGTCCGCGCCCATCATATACCAGGCGCAGCATCTCTCGGTGGCGTTCCACAAGGCTTTGAGTTCCAGAAACGCCTCGTACTGCAGGTCGCCGGCCTCGTCCAGGATGATGAGGGGCGTGTCGATGGAGCGGAGGTAGAAGACAAGGTCCTCATAGACGTCGCTGTATCTTCCGTTCGCCCCCACGCCAAACTCGGTGGCTATCTTGCGCACCAGCTTCAGCTTGGTCTTCACCTGCGAGCAATCCACATAGATGGCGTTGCGGTGGCCCTGCACATAGTAGCGGGCCGTGAAGGTCTTGCCTATGTTGGGGATGTCGCAGAGTATCGCGCTCAGTCCGCTCTGCTGGCTAAACTCCAGCTGCTTCGTGATATAGTCGAAGGTGGCGGTGCGGGCTGGTTTCCATTCAATGCCGCCTCTGAGGTTCACGCCCAGCCTTCGTGCGATGGTTATCCAGTTGGCCTCGCTCAGCGCCTTGTCGGTCTGTCCGTTCTTGATGGCGCTATATACCGAGGTGCTGATGCCCAGGGAGGCAGCGTGCTTGGCATCGCTCGGATAGTTCGTGCGGTTGGCGGCTATCGCCTCCAGTATTCGCTTCTTGTTCTCAGTAGTTATCATGTCTCTTGCTAATTGTATTCTAATATCATTCTATAGGTCTTCCAACGGGTCCGGAAGGTGATAGCTCACTTCCACGTCCTGCTCGCTTTCCATCAGCGGAAGCTCAAGTGGTGGCGGTGGTGCAGCCTCCTCCGGGTGTTCCGACTTGGATATGCCCACGCTGGCGATGGCGTTCTTCTTCACGTATGCGTTGAAAGCCGCAATCTTCTTCTGCTGGTTCACGAATATCTCCTTGTCCTTGTCGGTCTGTTCGGCATCGGCCGTATTGAACGTGCCCACGTCTTCGAGCTTGTCGATCAGGCGGTCGTTCTGGAAGATATACACATCCGTCACGTTGCCGTCCTCGTCGGTCAGGTAGTAAGCATCTACCTTGTAGTTGTTCGGGGCAAGACGTTCGATGACCTCGGTCTTGCTCAGCCACCAGTCCTTATACGCCACTCTGCAGTAGCTGTTCCTGCGTATGGAGGTCTCGGTGTGCTCGCCGATAAAGCGTGCCCACACCGATTTGTCCATTGGCTGCAGGGAGGGGTTCATGTTGGCCTCAAGCACCTGCCAGCGGGTCATGCCTGGGTATTTCTTCTGGTTCGGGTGGAGGGTATTGTTGAACTCCTTGATGTCTCGAATGTCGTCAGCAATCAGTTCTTCCCATGTGTAGTACTGCTTGTCCTCATAGGTGTCGTTCTTCTCGTCAAACACCTTCTTGGCCTCGGTCCGATAGTGTCTGTCCTTTGCATAGAATCTGCCGATGCCGAGGTGGTTCCTATGCTCCACACGGCGTTTCTTGGCACCGTTCATGGGCTCGGCATACTTCTCCTGGGAGTTCATCGGGGCGCAGAAGCGGACGAAGGGGAACAACACGCCAGCCTTCAGAAAATTGTCTTTCCACTGGCTCATCAAGTGGTTTTCCACCTCCACCTGCGCCGGGCATCCCCATCCCTTGCTTTCTATCAGCCGGAACATGGAGCGGAAGCAGTCGGCCACCAGGTCCACGTTCTTGTTGCGGTTGTAGGCATAGCCCACCACACACTGGCTCGCCACGTCGTAGGCGTAGTATGCCTTCGGGCGCGCCTTGGTGTCCTTCAGCTTGCGCGGCAGGTCGCGGTCGTCAAACGAGATCTTCGAGAATGAGAACTCGGGTGCGTGGCGGTGGACGTGGGGCATCTGTTCGTGCATGAAGGTGGTGTAGGAGTCCTGGTGCTTGGCGATGAACAGGCGGGCGTCGGGCCTGTTCAGGTAGTTGGTGATGGTGCTCTCGCTCAGCGACCTCGGGTCGCCGTTCTTGTCGGTCCACTCGGAGGGGTCGAAAAGCTCGCCGCTCTCTGGGTCGTAAACGTCCAGCTCACCGCAGACGAATGAGTTATACATTTCCCAGACATTGGTGTTGAACAGCTTGTTGGGCAGCACGGCGATAGACCATATCAGGCGCATCGTCCAGTGGTCCACCTTGCGGCTCGTCTGGTTGCCAAACTTCCTGCTGATGAGACACTGGTACCCGTCGCGCTGATACTCGTTCACCTTCTTGCGGAAGCGCAGCATACTGGCGGGCAGCGTGTGCCCGGTCTTCATGCGGTAGCCCTCCACGGCTTGCGACATCATGCTCCAGTCATACTTCCTGCCCATCGTCTTCTGTATAGCCTTGGCGTTGTCATACAGCTTGATGCAGGCGTTCAGCACACTGGCATTGGTCACATATTCCTTCACGTGGGCGTCCGTGGCATGGTCGTGGCCGCACTGGTTGCGCCAGTCGTTGAAATAAGCCACGGCCGCCTGGTCCACCTCGTAGTTGGCGTCGAGCCAGGCAAGTAGCACCTCCAGCGACGGATTGGGATAAAGCTCCTTGAGCTTGCTTTGGTAAGCATCGGGCAGACTGCTGACTGCGATGAGCGCATAGTTTTTTGCAGAACCGCCACCACGACGCACGACGTCTATGCGACCGCGTGCGGAGAGCTGCTTGTAGTTCGAAACGGTCATGACGCCGCCGTCCACAAGCTCCCGCATCGAGATGCAAAGTCTGTTATCGTGGTACTCCATAACGCTTCCTCCCGATTAGACGCGTACGATTTCAGCCATCATGGCCAAATTCTCTGCAGTGAGTCCTGCAGCCAACTGCTGAATAGTGTCCATGTCGCACAACTTGATGTTGTCCCATCGTCCCACACACTCTCCCTTGTAGAGCAGCTCGGTGTCGCCAGTATTCTTGTTCGATTCCAGCTTCGCCCCATTGGGGAAATACTGGCTGATCATGCCGTCGTAGTCATACAGTACTTCTACTTCTGGAACGACGACCATCACGATGCCGCCCTTTTGCAGGGCAAACTTGCGAATGCGCTTTGCACAGTCCGTCTCGCCACGTTTCTTGTCAAAGCTCAAGGCGTTCCGCACGGTCTTGTCGCTAACATTGAAGGTTTTCGCCAAGCACAGGCGAACCTCCTTGGTTACGTGAATGTACTTTTCCAT